AGACGGCATACGAGATGCAGCGTAGTCTCGTGGGCTCGGAGATGTGTATAAGAGACAGATTTAGAGCAACGCAGCCTAAAAGACTACTGCATAAAATGATTGCACTGTATTTTACTAGATTTTTCAAAACCAAACCTTCTTTCGTTAAAATAATTATTTCAATATTATTTTAACATTCAGAATATAAAATTAAACTGATAATCTTTCGAATTCGATCATTATTTTTGTTTTGCCAATCACTCCGTACTTTCGAACGATAAACTGACCACGGTTATTGTATTCACCAGAAATAGCAATGCGCATTCCATTTTCAACATCCGCAAGAAAATTTAGTGAATGACTAGCTATCAAACAACTGGTATCATTTAGCTTAAAATAGACCAAAGGATGCTCAGAAAACTTCAAAATCTTTACACTACTCACAATACCACTCGCGCTCATCATTTAAACCACTCCCATATCTAAGAATATAAAAATCGAAATTGTGAAAACCGTTAGCTTTATTGCAGTAAAACTCAAAACACTTTTCACCGACTTCAAAAATGCTGTTTGGTCCAAAATCCCACAATAAGTCTTGTAATGTAGAAAAAGGTATATAGCCTTGTTCGTAGAGCAAAATAGGGTTCATTTCAGCTCACTCCATTTGTGCCAGTCGTACAACTCTACATGTCGTATTTCATCGTAATCTACTTTTTGATCATCAATGTAGATTCCTAATTCGTCATAGCCTTTTATCATACCTACCACATCATCTAAATATTTACCTTCCATATCTAGCTGTTCTAGCTGAATTGCGACAGGGCGTCTTTTTAAGCGAGCATGCTCTAGAACGTGTTGTATTTCGTGAGGGTACATCTGTGGCTTTTTTTCATTGACTCGTGATCGTTCAGCAACATCTTTTTGCATTGCTGCAGTGTGATCGGATAAAAAGAATCCTGTCAACCATTTCAACATGCCCCTATCCTCATAAACGCTTTTGGCCTCTAAAAAAAGCTTTTCTGCTGACTCATCATCATAAATCATAACCTTCACCTCACCGATATTATACGAACGTTTGTTCTGGTTTGTAAAGCGAACAAACTTTTAAGAATGATGATTGTTGCCCCACTTTTGCCCCGCCCTTTTAAACTTAGTATATATGGATATAAGGAAAAACCCGCCTTAATCACGATAACAGGAGGATTAATACTCTGCTATATAGTAATAAAACGGGTTTATTTAGATCGATTTGATTGCTACAAAGGTTGATTACTACCTTAAAAATCGCTTGATATAAAGCTTTTTCAAGGGTTCGATATTTCGGGTTTTGGATCTTGCCCCGCTTTTGCCCCGCCGTCGAGTTGCTTAAGCATTTTATCAAATTGCGAAATAGTTTCTCTACGTTTGTCTCCGGTAATGTGAGCATAGATGTCTAAAGTGGTTTTTACATTAGAATGCCCTAGTAACATCTGCAATGATTTTGGATCAGTCCCCGCTTGGATTTGCAGAGCAGTGTATGTGTGGCGCAAGCCATGTAATGTAATTTTTGTTAGATTTGCTTTGTTTATTATCACGTTAAATTTAGTTCTCATGTCTCTAGGAGTCATGGGTGAACCGTCCTTTTTACAAAATAAAAATTGTGATTCTTGGAAAACCAATGGAAAGAGTTCAGCATATTCATTTCGTAGGTTTATCCAATTTTCTAGTTGCTTATAGGCAATCTCTGGTAGAGGAATAGTCCTATAAGCACTTTTTGTTTTTGGCGGAAAAATCTTATAGCTATTTTTTAATTGATTTGAAGCTGGTGAACCCAATGTTTTTGATATATTTATTTCTTTGGTCAGTGGGTAATAATCATTCATGTGCAATGCACAAGCTTCGCCTATTCTAAAGCCACCATAAATCAGCAAATAAAACAAAGCGAGATCGCGTTGTTTTTCTAATGTGATGTAGTAACTACCTTTTTTTCTCTTTTTATTTATTTCAGATAAACAATAATCTCTAAATTTCTGGATATCGACTAATTCCCAAAATTCGATTTTTTCATTTGAATCTTCGTAATGCGGTATTTTTATGTCAGTAATTGGGTTCGATTTGAAGTATCCATCTTTTACCGCTTGCTTTGCAATCATCTGCGCGACCTGGTTCACGGCTATAAGTGAATTCCGTTTATATCGTTTAGATAGCTCATTCAGTTTCTTTTGATAAAGGTTGTGAGTGAGTTTGTTCAAACGTAATTGTTTAAACGTATCCTTGAGTGTGTTTAAATAGGTCTCACGTGATCGTAGAGACGTTTCTTTGACAGAACCCTTATAAGTGTCAAACCAACTGTCTGCGTAGTCTCTGAACAGAATATTGGGATTTTTAGCCACGGTTCCGTCTTTAACATCTATATACGCTTCCGCAGCTGCATACTCCGCTTCTGGCTTCGTGTCAAATCCACCTTTGCTATGCTCAGTTTTTTTACCTGTAATGGGATCAACGTAACGAATACGATACTCCCATTTTTTACCGCGTTTTCTGAATGTAGCCATAAATTAGTCCTCCGTCTTAGATTTTCCGAACAGCTCAATATAATTTTGATTGCTTTCAGCATAAGTTTTTAATTTTTGTACTGAAGTAATTGGGAAATCAACATTCACGAAGCCGTGCTCCCATGAAATGTATCCATTAACGTAAAGATCAGTATCAGGTGGAACTTTCTGAAGAATTTCAATAAGTTCCTTTGCCGTCAGTGGTTGCTTATCAATAGCCATGGAATAGCCTCCTGTTTTACGAACGTACGTTCTGTTTTTTCTAAAAAAAATAATAATCAATACACTTGCTGATAAATGATAGGCATCCATTTCTTTACGACTGGCTCTAATGAATAATCGATATTATAGCAATCCATAAAATAAATCCAGTTTAATTGTGATCTATCAGTCACTTGTGCATTGTTTAAATAATGCGATAGAGAAGTTTTTACTGCTTCTATATCTGCCTCGTTTTCCGCTTTACAATGTGAAATATAAGAGTCTTTGTACTCGTTGTAGAAATTTTTATGCTTAGAAGCATGGGATAATTCATGTGACAAAACTTGGATTTCTTCGTATTCAGACAATCCAGGATGGATGTATATTACATTGTGTTCTGGCAGATAGCACCCATCCTCATCAATATCATTTAAATAGAGTACATCCACACCTATTTTTTTGGCAAAGTTTCTCAAAAAAATTAACATACAGACACCTACTTAGATTTTTTTCTTTCTTCCTCTTCACGTGCCCTTTGTTCAACAAGAGCTCGTGTTGCTGCAAGAATGATTTCACGATCTTTATCTGAAACAGGTTTTCCGCCATAGGTCATGATGACAGTATCATCTTTGACATCGATTTCCTTTGGATTTGTTGAAGGGTTATCAGTTCGACCAAGAAGATAATCAGCAGAAACTTGGAAATAATCAGCTACCTTTTGCAGAGTTTCTATTTTCGGACTCTGCTTTTTCCATTTGTAAATGGAGTTCTTTCCAAATCCTATCCGATCTTCCAACTCAGAAATTGATATCCCTCTTTTATTAGAGAGCTCTTTTACCCGTTCAAAAAGCATGATATAACAACCTTTCTAGAGCACACGAAAAAAATACCAGAAAGTTGGATAGAAATTATTGACAATTCTATCCAATTGTCTTATAGTTATCTCGTAAGCTAATTTAATAAGCAAACAAGCAATAAGAAAGACACCTAATAAAAATTAACAATTCGACGTCGCCAAACTAAGAATGTTGTTTTAATAGGGATAATTCTAGGCTTATTTAACTTTATTTAAATATAAGACAGTTGGATAGAAAAGTCAATATAAATTAGCGAATTTTATTAGCTTACAAAAAATTAATGAGGGAGAGTGATTTTCGATGTCGCAAGATTTAATTACGCAAATCAAAATTGCATTGGTCAAGAAAGAAAAGAATCAAGCTTGGTTAGCTAAGCAGTTAAATATTTCAACTGCTTATATGTCTGACATTATGAATGGAAAACGAAGTCCGAAAGAGAAAATCAAAGAAATTAAGGCTGCTTTGGACTTGGAATAGGAGGGGGTTAATATGTTAGATCAGCCAAACCTATTTGATCCAGTAGAGTATGCGAAAGAGTGTATCCGTGACGAAGTAAAAAAGTTAATGCCGAAAGAAATTCTGTTCGCAACCATCGATATTAACAAGTTAGTACAAATCACGAGTCACAGTGTGACATATTTAGAAAAAAATTTTATTAATACTCCGGACGTACAAGCTTTGGAATGTTCACCAACAACTAAGCGGCTTTGGAAGTATCCAGAGATTCGGGAATGCTGGTTAGAATTTTGTCTACAGAACAATATAAAAAGTAAGGAGGTAACAGCATGAATGAAATTAGCGAGACTTTCGACTATTCAATAGTGGATGATCGGACTGCTAGCTTTCTCAAAGTAAAAGAGCAGGAAATGAGAACAATCGTTTTGAATGGTTCGATTCAACTCGGTGAAAAATTAATCGAAGCTCAAGAGCAGCTCGCTAAATTTAACAACGGTACTTTTGAAAGTTGGTTTACCTCTATTGGTTTAAAAAAAAGAACAGTTTACAACTATATCAATCAAGCTAAATTCGTGCATCAAATGCACGAATCGGAACAGATAGATATGTTCCAAGAACTACCAACAACGTTAAGAACTGAAATATCAAAACCCTCTGCTGAACCGGAAGCAGTCGAGTTAGTTCTATCTGGCGATATAAAAACCACAAAGGAATATCGAGAATTAGAAAAGCAGCTAAAAAAGAAAGATGAACAAATCGATAACCTTTCAGAAGTGATCAATGACATGAGTATTCAACAACCAAGAGTCATCGAAAAGGAAGTAGTTGTTGAAAAAATTCCGGATGATTACGAAAATTTGAAACAATCCTATTCAGAATTAGAAGAACGAAGTTCGCAACTTGAATCAAGTTATAGATATTTGTTAGCTGAACGAAAAGAAGTGGATGAGAAATCGTCTAAGTATGAACAACTATCAAAGGCAATCAACCAAGCTGAAGGCAAACTAAACGAAACTCAGCAACTTATTTCTAACTACAAGAATCTATCAGATGTATTAGAAAAATCGAATGAGTTCTTGTCAGAGGCAAGCATCTTAATCTATCAGGATTTGTCAGAGGTGATCAGGAGGGATGGACTTGCAAAAAGAGAACTAGACTTTCTAACCGAAAGGCTGGAGAAATTTTTATCTGACTTAAAATCAATTAGCAAAAACAACATATTGGAAGGAGAGATTATCAATGAGTAATCAGCTATTAGAACTAGAGAAAACCCTAGAAAATCAATTAGTTTTGGTGAAAGAAATGCGCCTAATCAAGAGCGACGTTTCCAAGATGAAAGAGGAAATCACGAAGGATGTTCAAGAATTGCGAGATAGTATCACATTGAACCGTCACGAAGGAGCAGAAATTCAGTCAGCAGTTGGGAAGAAAGCATGGGATTTAGCAAAAGAATACTTCGATCATAAAGTGTCAGATGATTTGTTTTTGGCTAAAGTTGGACACTTCCGCGGAATCATCTACAAGCGATTAAAAGAAACTTTTAATGTACCGAGATACTATGATATTCGCCGTATTGATTTTACTAGGGCAAAACAAGTTATAGAAATCGTGTCATTAAGCAACTTAAAAGATTACCAATTACGATTAACAGCACGGCAAAAAGAAATAGCTTACTTGAATGCTGACGATGTTGAAGGATTAGAGATTGCTTAAGAGGAGAGAAAAAATGAAAAAACTCTATTGGCTCCGTAGAACAGGAGCAATGCTATTGGCGTTCGGGATAGGTGCAGCACTGACAGGAAGTATTCCAGAATGGTTAAAGGCAGTTTATGTAACTGCAGTGTTCGGATTGGTACTTATCTATGACGTAACTGAATACGAAGTAAAAAAGCCAGCCGAGGGGGCTGACTATGAGTAGACGAGACAAAATTGAATTTGGACTACTTATATTTAGTTTAATTCTTTCACTAACTTCTCTATTGGCGAGTTTGTATTTTTGATATCAACCATTTTACTTATCTGTGTTCGGTTTAGACTGAAAATCATTTTAGTTTGATTACTCAATACACCATTAAAGTTTTTATTGCCTACTTCGAAAGCTAAATAAAAAGACATTGCACTTTTCGGAGGGATATTTAAAGGAACTGATTCTGAATAAATTCGGTTGTCACCTGTCGATCCTCCTTTAGCAATTAGCTTTCTATATGGAGTCGCAGCCCATTTATGATCTAGCTTATCTGATAAAAGTTCTAGATTCACCAACATTGCTGGCTCAGTTGAAAAATTAGAGACGATTATCTTTGTATAAAGCATATCGGCTGCAAAGTAAGAAGCATTCAGAGCTACTTCTAATTGTGGACGCATTCCTCTGATTTTTACTATCGTCAACGAAGTACTAAGAAGGAAGCTAATTATCGACATCCATTGGAAAATGGATAATCCTAAGAATTCCATAATATCACCATCCAGTTTTTAAACCATTATATCAAATTGAAAGGGGTGAGAAGAACGTGAGTAAAAAAGAAGCATTACAAATTGGAAAAATCATTGCTGATCGATGGTGGCATCATAACGAGTCAACGATTCTAGCAAAACAGAATATTGAACGCAGAAAAGCTTGGGAACAAAAAAAGCTCACTACGCCGGCAAGCAATTAGTGAGCAAATGAAATTCGATTTGAGGTGATTATAACATGCTATCAGAAAAAGAGAAAGTAGCGCTAGACAAAAAAATAACCGCAGTTCCTGAACTGCTTGAAATTGCGCCAGAGACTCGCAAAAATGCTTTTGGTGAATCAGTTGAATTTTATCAAGATGACACAGGAGCGCCAATTTATGATACTGACACAGTTTATCATTTGTTGATTGAGACAGAAACAGGTACAAAGGTATTTTTTGTACTATTCGAGCGTGCCCAGGAGTTACTTGACGAATTTGAAGTAGAACTAGTAGCGGCAAAACTTTCAAAATACAGTTATGGTAAAACCTTCAAAAAGGAAATGAAGGAGACGATGAAAGAAATGGAGGAGATATTCAGTGAGTGAGTTTACTAGGGAAGATAATCAACTTTTTAATCTTCTTTACCAAATAGATGTAAAGGATGTAGCGGAGAAACGGAATAAGCTCACCTACCTTTCTTGGGCATGGGCGTGGGCCGAAGTGAGTAAACGTGTCAACTCAATTGATTACTCAGTCTACAAGGACGAAGTAACCAAACAACCGTATATTTTTGATTCAAAAACAGGTTATATGGTCTTCACTGAAATTACGATCAATGGGGTAACAAGAGAAATGTGGTTACCAGTAATGGACAGTTCAAATAAAGCAATGAAGGATGAACCATATACCTACAAAGTCAAAGAATACAAAGATAGTAAGTGGACAGGAAACTATATTGATCGCACTTGCGAAGCAGCAACAATGTTCGACATTAACAAAACTATTATGCGGTGTTTGGTCAAGAATCTAGCTATGTTTGGATTAGGCCTATACATTTTCACAGGAGAAGATATGCCCGAGGATGTGAGCATGTTAGAAGAGGCCAGCGATCGTAGTAAGAAACTATTTATTAAAACAATGCAAAAAATCGCAGATCAATACGATAAGGACTTGGATTGGATGATTTTACAGCTTGCTGATACCGCAAAAATACCTGCTGATGATTCTAAGTGGACTAAGGGCGATTTGGGAATGCTCAAACGCGGTGTGGGATGGCTAAAACAACAGCTAGAAGATGCCGACAAAAGTAAACAAGAGAAGTGATTTGAATGTTAAGTATGCGCATAGTAGGTAAGCAGTCGAACGGCGACTTTGTAGTTCGACCGATCGATGACAGTAAAGAAGAGTTAGAACTGCTCGTCAAACAGCGTAAAACGTTGTTGACGGCTCAAGCGTTCAACCCGAATAAAGTAACTCGTCCACAGCAGAAAATCGCTCATGCGTTGATTAGAGACATCGACAGTTATACGGACAATGAATGGTTCATTCAGAATACCGAAGATAATCTAAAGATTAAGTTTTGTATTGATCGAGGACTGCCTTATGAACAACTATTCTCATTATCGAATTGCAGCAAAGATTTAGCAACACAGTTTATCTCATGGTTGGTCGAATACTGTTTTCATTATGACATTCCATTTGACGGGAAAGATTTGTATTTGGTCTATGACATAAATAGAAAGATGTTCTTGTCAGCACTCCACAATCGCTGCTTTGCGACTCAAGCGCGCCGCCAAGATGCCGTTCTACACATTCACCATGTAAATGCTGTAGGGATGGGTAAACGTTCAAAGGTTGATCATCGTGGGCGCTACTACATGATATTGAGAGCTGAACTACACAATGAGATCCATCAACTTGGTTACGATGAGTTTTGTAAAAAGTGGCATGTAGGAGCAATCAAACTATCTGATCAACAAATACTCGACTTCGGTCTTATGAGTGAAAAACAGATGAAAGAATTGGACGATAATCCAGATTATGAAATAAAGGATTGGCAATTGCCAGAAAGGGCGGGATAAGAATGGTTTTTGAGAAATCAGGTTATACAGTTGGTGAAACATTTTTCTGGTATGGAAAAGCCCTAAAAATAAAAAGTATTCAAGCAAAAACAGCCTATGATAAATTCGGTCAGCCCCATGTACTCGTTCGAGCTGACGACGGAAAAATATATTGGTTAAGAGCTTAGCAGGAGGGATAAAGTGGCAGAACGTAGGATGTTTGCAAAAACGATCATTGATAGTGATGCTTTCTTAGATATGCCGCTGTCGTCACAATCACTGTATTTTCACTTGTCTATGCGAGCGGACGATGAAGGATTTATTAATAATCCAAAAAAGATACAACGAATGATTGGTTCGTCAGATGATGATTTGCGACTATTAATGGCAAAGAATTTCATACTAGCCTTTGAGAGTGGAGTAATTGTAATCAAGCATTGGAAAATTCATAACTATATTCGAAATGATCGTTTTAAACCAACGATGTATCAAGATGAAAAGGCGCTGTTAAGCGAAAAATGGAACAAATCATACTCCCTTGATCAAGGTGGTATACCAGATGACAACCAACCGACATACCAAATGGATACACAGGTTAGGTTAGGTAAGGATAGGTTAGGTAAGGATAGAAAAGATATAACGCCTTCTCAGCCGAAGGCTACACCAGCTCGTCATAAATATGGGGAATATAAAAATGTTTTATTAAGTGATCAAGAACTTGAAAAGCTGAAATCTGAATTTCCCTCTGATTGGCAGAAACGGATTGAGAATGTCTCAGAGTATTGTGCTACTTCTGGAAGAACTTATAAGAACTACTTAGCTGTAATTCGTAAGTGGGCAAAGAAAGACAATTCCAATCAAAATCAATTGTCTATGCCAAGGAAGCAGAACTACCAGAATAATCGACCACGAACAGAAAGTTATTCAGCTATGCAGTACGAAGTATATATACGCGAAAAGGAGTTTGAAAAAGGATTAACTCTTGAGGAATATGCTAAACGGAAAAAACTTAAACCAAATGAACTAGAAGGATTAAAAATATTGATAGAGAAAAACGGAGGCAATTAAATGATCAACAATGTAGTTTTGGTCGGGCGATTAACAAAGGATGCTGATTTACGATATACGGCAAATGGCACAGGAGTAGCAACATTCACTCTTGCAGTGAACAGAAATTTTACCAATCAAGATGGTAACAGAGATGCAGACTTTATTAACTGCGTAATTTGGCGGAAGTCAGCAGAGACGTTAGCCAATTACGCTAAAAAAGGAACTCTGCTAGGGGTGACCGGGCGGATTCAAACAAGAAACTATGAGAATCAGCAGGGCCAACGTGTCTATGTGACAGAAGTTGTTGCTGATAATTTCCAGTTATTGGAATCTCGTAGTAACAATGAGAAACGTCAAGATGATAAGTCACAGCAGAATACAAATACAAACAATGTGGAGTCTGATCCATTCAATGGTTCATCGATCGATATTGGTGATGACGATCTGCCGTTCTAGGAGGTGTTCATATGAGAAGCCGGAAAACACCAGCGCAGCAACAGGCATGGAGCGAATTATTATTATTGATCAATGATCCAGAGTGGTATTTAGACAGGGGAAAAAGTGATAGGCATAAAACGCTTATGAAAATCATATTAGCGGATGACAAAGACGACTCCTCAAAATCGAAAAAAGAAAAATATCAGGACTATTTGAACAAACGTCCAGGGATGGAGAAGAAAATAGTTGAAATGATTAGACAGGGAAAAACAATAGCTCAGATTCATGAGGTATACACGATTGATCGTAAGATATTTGCTTATGTGAGGCACAAACACCAGTTACCAAAATTTAGAAAGCTAGTGGTTCCTACTGCCGAAGAATTGGAAAAGTCATACAAAAGCGGCGGTTGGAAGAAAGCGAGTCGAGATTTTGGTGCGTCCCAAGGAACGATTTATCAATGGATGCGGAAATACGGAATTGAAAGAAACTATGTGACAAACGAAATGGAGGATTAGCATGCATATAGCAAATATCTACGGTGAGTCTATCGTGGGTGAAGAAATCGAATATCTAGATCAACCCTACAAAAACATAATTATCGTGGAGGATTCTAACGGTGACAAACACGTGGTTCACAAAGACACGATCGATAGGAATCGTAAGCGAAAACCAAGCCGTGCAGGAGTGAGGTTTGACCTTCTAGGTTGTCAGGCGCATGGAAGAAAAGGGACGTTGAGAAAGTGGCGGAGGATTGGTTAGGACATAAGAAAAAGCTCCGCAAACTGGAGCTATCACGGAGGAAGGAGTGACTGGTTTGCCCAGAATTTTAGATGCTTGTTGCGGCAGTCGAATGTTCTGGTTTGATAAGAACAATTCTGACGTAACATTTATGGATTGTCGTCAGCAGTATGAAGAATTATCAACAGGTCATGTGATCAATGTTGATCCAGATGTGGTCGCAGACTTTCGTGATATGCCTTTTGAAAATGATGTTTTCGATATGGTTGTCTTTGACCCGCCACATTTGATCCATGCCGGTGAAAATTCATGGTTGGCCAAAAAGTATGGAAAATTAGACGAACTTTGGCCAGAAGACATCAGGCAAGGTTTTGCAGAGTGTATGCGAGTTTTACGACCTTCAGGAACATTAATTTTTAAGTGGAACGAGGAACAGATACCACTTTCTGATGTGTTAGAGGCTATTGGAGAACAGCCATTGTTTGGTAATAAACGAAGCAAAACACATTGGCTTGTGTTTATGAAAAAATTCAGCTAACGGAGGACATAGGGGAGGGAACATTGTGAAAAAAGTAAAACTTGAAATATTTAAATCAAACAACGGAACATCGGTTTTTGTTTCGAATGATAAGGGCGACGGGAAATTTGTTGCAGGTACAGCTCCTGAATTTGTTAGTGAACTTGTAGACTCTTGGGAGACCGATGTTGAGGAGTTAATGAAAGCTATTGACGAAATGACTTATGAGTAGTCAGTTTATGGATGACTTAGAGGAGGTTCATAATGAATGGCCAAAAATAGCTACCTAGTACACTGGCAAGCTTTTACAGGGACTAGTTATGTCGAAACTGTTAAAGCGGAAAATGAGCTAGTTGCTGCTGGGTTAGTAGTACAAAAAAATGAAAAATATCCTGAATATAAAGGTAATGAAATTAAGATTCTGAGTGTTGAGAAAGTCAGTTAATGACAACAACAAAGGAGGAAAAGTAATGAAGATTGTATTAAATAAATGTTTTGGTGGCTTTGGGTTGAGCCATGAAGCAAAAATGGAAATTTTTAAAAGAAAAAATATTGAAGTATTCCCATACATCAATAACTTTAGCTATGACTCAGATGATGAATACACGAGACACACAGGCCAAAAGCTAGGTTCGATGGATTTTATCTACTATTTCAAAAAAGACCCGAAAATTGACAAAGTTACAGGAATTTATAGCGAAATTGACCGACTGTACGGAATTGCTGATGATTCCAGTTTTTCAAGTGATTCAAACCGAGGTGATAAGGACCTCGTTGCTGTTGTCGAAAAACTAGGAAGTGAGGCCAGTGGACCATATGCAAGTCTTAAAGTCGTTGATATACCCGATGGGGCTGAGTGGGAAATAAGTGATTATGACGGCGTTGAAACTGCACATTATGGTTTTCAAACAGGTAGTATTTAGTCCACTAATGACAACAATCAAGGAGGTTTAACTTGGACGATAAACGTTTTATTAAACAATGTGAGAATCGCTTGCGATATAAACAAATTCGCGAGTTGTTGAAAAAAATAGACGAATACTTAGTTGAAAACAATCTCACACAGACACTTATAAACAAAGTCTATTTGGATTTGGATGAGCTTCAAACACAACTAGCTGTGGATTATTTTCAAAATACACATTCCAAGGAGGACGGCGAATGAACCAATACCAAGTAAAATACATTGCACATAATGATCGCATAAAAACCTGTTATCTGCATGCGAATAATCAAGAAGAGGTAGAAGAGTCTGCACGGATACTACAAGGCTGCAAGCAATTGATTTCTATTCGTGTGTGGCCAAAAGAACAGGAGGACGGCGAATGATCAGACTTTTTAGCATATGCAAGCATGACTATAAACTGATGGCTGCAATAGGCGGAGACACGCAGGCAAGAGCATATGCATGCCGGAAATGTGGAAAGAAAAAAGTAAAAGTTACTGGGATAACCGGAAAGCCCGATTACTACTATGTGTTGAGACATGGTAAGAAGTTCCTGTAACCACGCCTATCAAAGAAAGGAGCTCTTATGATTAAACTAATTATTACATCGATTATTACATCAGGAATCGTTTCGTTCTTAATGATGAAATATCAAATGAAGATGATTGATAAGTGGATGGATAGATTTTTTGAAGAAGAAACTGAGCATATAAAAAACTACCTGTCTAAAGACAAGTAGTTGCATAAAGTCAAGGAAGTGTTTTTTTGAATAATTTAATAGAAGATATCAATAAATTTACACCGGTGTTCAGTTCGATAATAGCGTTATTAATTATTTTAGTAATTGATTCGAATCGCTTCAAACGTGTGATTAAAGTGATTTTGATATCGGCTCTAATTTCAGTTCTTCTGCTATTTCAGCTGCTTCTTCTTTACAAATCTCCATGAACGAGTTAAAAATTTTATTTCCTGTTTCCATATTTTTATCGTGAAGTTCTTGAATTTCCTTTGGAGCAACTTTCATTTGACCTGAATAATCACATCCAAACATATAAAAATCTTGGCCGTAAGAATACAAATCTTTTATATACTTTACTGACTTATTTCCCATGTATGGAATTGAATCAAGTAAAAAAACTACAAAGTCTAGCCCAAAAAAATCCATAACATACTGATAGTCGTAAAAAGAAGTTTTTAATCCTTTAGTTAGTAAAGGGATATAAAATTTGTAATAACGTTCTTCAAGTTTTGATTCAGTCCTGTCCTTAATTTTAGTTTTTCTACCTAAGTAATAAGAAATGAAAATAGCAACAACTGATATTAAAGAAGTAATTAACACATTAATCAAATTACTCACCTCCTTGTTAGTATTTCAGTTGACCACTCACTGATAGGGAGATTATATCAAATATAGTACTTACAAGACGATTGTAATTAATAAGAAGGCTAACTCAGCCTATCAGGGAGGTTTTAAGAATGACAATAGGAACAAAATATAAAACTTTATCAGGCAATACAGTAGAGGTAACAGGGGCTGCGGTTGCCAATTATTTTATCAAAGAAATATTTAGTCCGAATTCTGCAACAGTAATAATTTGTGAATGTGAAAATGAATCCGGCGAAACGGAGTATTGGCTTTCAAATCAATTGATGCCAGTCGAGAAAGTGTAGGTGTGAAAGATGCTAAACAAGAAAAACATTATGGGAATCATTCAAGATCACCAAGACGAGATTGACCAATTGGAATATGAGCTTGAACAAGCAAGACAATGGTGCATGTTGGAAAGTGTGAAGGCGCAAAGTGATAGATTGGCTTATCTGAAAGACAATCAGTACAGGTATAAGCTGCAAGCAAAAGCTTGGGGCTGGATTGAGAAAGTGTAGGTGTGAGAATGGAGAGAGCAGTTTTACTATCAGACATTGAGTTTTTAGACGGAGTTCATGAGAGTGACTGGGAGCGAATTGAGGAAGAATCATTTTTAGTCAATGTGTCAAAGCCTCTCAACGAAAACCAGCAGATCGTGTTGGAGTGGTTGAAGAAAAAATACAAAACTACTGATATAGAACCAATTGAACTAATTTGGCGACTTAGGGTTAATTCGAATTCAGATAAATGGAGACTTCAACCTCCATATAAAAATTATCGGTATTTGACTGAGATAGCGCAATTCCAAGTCTTAGCAGTCTTCGCGGAATGGGGGGGACGAAAATATGAATGAAGAATGGAAAATACTTGAACTAGAAGGGCATTTATATGAAGTTAGCAACCTCGGTAAAATAAGAAGCGTTGATCGAATTTCTTATACTAAAGATGGGAAAGAGAAATGGTATAAAGGAAGGGAGTTGCAGATTTTCCAAACCGAGCGTGGATATTGTTATGTAAATATCACGAGTTCGAAAGGAACTACTACCCAGTATAAAATCCACAGATTAGTTGCGACATGTTTTGTTGATGGTAAAAAAAGAGGTAAAACACAAGTAAACCATAAAGATGGTAATAAAGAAAACAATAAATCTGAAAATCTTGAATGGGCGAGTAATAAAGAAAACTCAAAACACGCTCAATCGAATTTATTATATTGTCAGGGATCAAAACACCCACATTCAAAATTTTCTGAAGATGAGATACTAAAAATCAGAGAACAATACAAATCTGGAGCGAGTCAGGCGGAACTAAGAAAAAAGTACCACGTCTCGAACGCAACAATGTTCAATATAGTCCACAATATTTCGTGGAAATCAGTGAAAGAGGTGGCGGAATGAACATTAGAGTAGAACTGTTAGCTAGGATTGAAAAAAGCGTCAAGGATGAGTTTGCTTTTGGGAATGAGAGCATACCGCAAAGCCACTGGTATAACATCGAAAAAAGATATGAATCTACTGGGGAATTGGGAACATTAATCCAAATAACTCAATTCACCGATAATAGACGCGCGCAAGCGGTTGTTCTAATGGACTCAGGCGAGTTTGTTGAGGTGGACGGCCTAGATACTATTAAAGCGCTTGAAGAGGTGGCGGAATGAAAGTAAATCCTATTTTCAAATTCGCTCTATTAGTTTTGCTGATTCTGTCACCAACACTAATTGGAGTGTTTGGTTGTATTTTTTCGGATTGGAACAACGAGAAGGTTGCAGGCATAGTAATTCTTGTTTATATGGTCGGAACTCTATTCATTCTATTGCTAGCGTTTTTGTGGGTATTCATTTTTGAAGACAGCTATGACGAGTGGAAAAAGCTTCAAGAAAAGAATATCAACAAACGAGCAATCCATGATAAAGAAATGAAACGAATGAAAGAAGAGATGGAAGAAATGCGGCGACGGTTAGATGATCGTTGGGACAATTTTTAGTTCCAGTAACCGAAGCAATAATGTAACTTTTGAAAGGATGATTCGAGTGAAAACATATACTCAAGAAGAGTTTAAAAAAATGGAAGCATTAAAAAGGGAGTTTGAAGAAACAGGAGAAGGCGAGTTATTCACAAAAAACACAGTTAAGCGTCGTCTAAGAGTAGGAGAAGAAAAGGCAACACAACTTTTCAATGACTTGACCAATCAGGAGGGCGAATGATGATACCGAATATCGAAATTGGGAAAATTTATAAATTATCTGATGCAAACCCGCCAGCATTTGCAAAAATCATAAAAATTTCTAAACACGATGTTTGGAACGATGTTTTAGAAGAGGATGAATTAACGCAGCTTGCATGGGGAGATTGGTATCAATGGGATAATAAGGATATCTACTGCCTTTTTGGAGCTGGATTGGACAGCTCCATCTATCAATTATTGCCCTATGTGTGGACGGAAATTGGAGGCGGAAGGCAATGATACCGAAGTTTAAAGCTTGGGATAAATACCACGAGATGATGGTTAGTATCATATCCTTTGATTTTGAAAATAAGATAGCATACGTCGAGCAGGAAAACGGTGATCGCTATGACATTCATTTCGATAACCTAATATTCCTTCAATCAACAGGTCTGAAAGACAAAAACGGCGTTGAGATATTTGAGGGGGATATTGTGAAGATTATTGGAGACGTATTGGGCGACGATATGTCAGTAATCAGATTCACAGAAGGCGGTTTTTATCTTGATTATAAAAATCTAGATACTGAATTTGAATTATTATATAGCATTGATTTACCGATTGAAATCATAGGTAACATCTACGAAAATCCAGAGTTGTTGGAGGTATCAAAATGAAAGATGAATTTATGGTTAGGTACACAAATAAGCACGGTTTAGGTTGCACGCTAGTTGTTTATGCTGCAACGATGTTTGAAGCAAAAGAAAAGGCTGAAAAAGAGCTTGGCGATTACTTGAAGTCTATTAATGAGATTGTCAACTGCTCATTTGCACGAAAATTGATTCGCAGTCAAGACTTTTAGTAGATCCGGGATCGTCGCCAATCATGTAGCTTCGGTTGTGAAAAATAGAAAAAGACTCTATATCAACGTTTATAAGTCGTTGCAACCAAATTACAAGAATAGAGCGAATCTTGCAACCCGGGTCAATTTGGAGGGATAGAAATGAACACAACAGAGGCTGTAATTAGAATCATTTCGTTTATCATTACGTGGCGTTTAGTCGCTTATATATACAAATCGTACAACAAAAAAATAAGCGAGTTGAGTAAACGAATGAAAACGTTGGAGACACAAAACGAGATATACATTGATTTTATTATGAAATTGAATGATATTTTGAATAAACGTGATACCCAAGATACAGATTGATGGAGGTCAAATGATTGAGTAGAAATGATTATCTCATAAACGAATTAGACAGGAAGTTTGCGAATTATCCAAATTACAATAGAGAAATCGCGATTCGAAAAGAAGAACTAAAAATGAAAGAGGCTGATGAGAACATTGGTGGCGGCAAAGGGAATATACGTAGCAATCCTGTTGAACAGCAAGTAATTAAAGAGTTATCTGATCCGTATATTGTCAATCGGCAGCTTTGGAAGAAATGTGTCAAAGAGACGCTGTTTGAGCAAGATGAAGATGTTCGTAATCTTATGGAACTGAAGTATTGGGGTGCGGATAGTTGGATGGATTGGGCATCGTTTGGTGAGAAACATGGGTACGCTAAACGTACAATTTATAGAGTTCGTCAGAAGGTACTCATGGATTTTGGCAGAAGAATCGGAGAAATAAATTAATTTGGCACAAAAACGTGTAGTTGTGCCATGTCAATAGGGTCTAAAATGATAGAGTAGATAATCCATCAAGCAGACGACTCAAACTAACTTTATTGGCATGAAGTTCTCCTTATACCTCTTAACATATATACGTCTAGCTTGGTGGGTTATTCGCTTTTTGACTACACTGCCACTCTGCGGAAACAGAGAAGGCAACATCTGCACAATGTATATAACGAGCTTTTAGGTGCAGTTAGAAGCTCATGACGGCACAAAATAAAAAAAGAATGGAGTTGAAAGACTTCGTTTCCTTTAAAGTTCACGTGCCGTCTTTATGTCACTGTGGCGGAAAAGGTAGACGCTTATGACTTATAAATCTAACTACTCCATTGCCCTAAAAAGTATCTTGTTTACGAGAGGCGAGTTAATTTTGAAAATGTTAGATATGCAAGGTGCAAATCCTTGCCAGTGACTTAGAGATTGAAACGGTATTCCGAGCCATTAGGTGCTGAGCTTCTTCAGCAGATACCGTCAGAAGAAGTCAATCTCAAACAGCATGCTAGGAGGTAGCTCCTCCGAGTTGACGTGTAGCTTAGTTGGTAGAGCGACTGACTTTTAATCAGGAGGTCGCCGGTTCGAGCCCGGTCACGTCAATAGGAAAAAACAAATCATTGTTTGTAGGACTAGCGAGCTTTAGTGGCGTTGGTCCGATTTTTATTAGATCACTCATCGAGTGGTCTTTTTATTTATTTGAAAGGACTGATCCAATTGAGAAACTACTGGTACGTATCATTAGCTGGCAACTATCCTCAGCGTGCAATGTCAGTACAGATAGCAAAGCGTTATACCATTGTTGAGCTGACGGACGAAGCGACACCAGTAGAGATTGATCATTGCAAGTTAGTCTATTGTGGGCATGGCCATTGGAAAGATGAGCATGTGCAAGAGAATATAACGAAATACATTTAGTTTGTTTTAGTTTGGAGGTGATTTTATGAAACTTACTAATAGGCATAATAAGGCTATAGAATTGCTGTTCGAAGGCTCTTTAAAGCGGATTGAAATCGCTGAAGAACTAAAGATAAGCGAACAGACACTTTACAATTGGTTAAAAGACGAAGATTTCACTCATGCTTATGATGAATATGTAAAAACTATTATGGGTAAGTCATCAGGTAAAGCGTTGAATACAATGTTGAAGCTTTTAGCAGCCAGATCAGAAATGGTTCGTTTTAACGCAGCTAAAGATATTCTTGATCGTGGAGGATTCGCTCCTGTTGATAAGAAGGAGATTACTTCAATTGAGCCTCCTGTATTTAAGGATGACATCAGTGGTGAGCCAGATGGTTAAACTATCTGAGTATTTGCCAAAAGCTTTTCATAGTACGTGGAGAGCAGCAATTGATCCAGAAATTCTTCATATTGTTGAAAAAGGCGGTCGTGGTTCAGGTAAATCTTCTGATATTGCGCATGTAATCATACAATTAATCATGAGGTATCCAGTCAACGCGGTTGCTATTAGATTCATCGATAACACGATTGAATTATCAGTTTTTGAACAGTTGAAGTGGGCAATCGAAGAACAAGGGGTAACGAGCTATTTCAAGATCAATAAAAGTCCAATGAGAATTACCTATCTGCCCAGAGGGAACTATATTACCTTTCGGGGTGCACAGAATCCAGAACGGATAAAATCTTTGAAAGATAGCAGATTTCCATTCGCAATAGCTTGGATAGAAGAATTAGCAGAGTTTAAAACAGAAGAAGATGTAACGACCATTACAAACTCCCTTTTACGTGGAGAGCTTGCAGATGGTCTTTTTTATAAGTTCTTTTACAGCTACAACCCTCCGAAGAGAAAACAAAGTTGGGTAAATAAAAAATACGAGACTAGTTTTCAGCCCAAAAATACATATGTTCACCATACAACATATAAAGACAATCCCTTTATAGCTAAAGCCTTTATAGAAGAGGCAGAAGCAACAAAAAAACGTAATTCAAGGCGTTATGATTGGGAGTATTTAGGCAAAGCCATCGGTTCAGGTGTTGTTCCGTTCGATAATCTTCAAGTAGAACCGGGCAGTATTACGGATGAGATGGTTGCGAACTTTGACAACATTAGAAATGGTCTCGATTTCGGATATGCTACTGATCCGCTAGCATTCGTTCGTTGGCATTATGACAAAAAGAAAAATGGGATTTACGCTATAGATGAAATGTACGGCGTGAAGATTAGTAACCGTGAAATCGCAAAATTGTTACATGTAAGAGGCTATCAAAACGATGAGATATTCTCAGACTCCGCCGAGCCGAAAAGTAATGCAGAACTGAAAAATGAGCATGGGATCAAGCGTGTTCGAGGCGTGAAAAAAGGTCCTGACAGTGTTGAATACGGCGAGCAGTGGTTAGACGACTTGGATTTTATCTGCATCGATCCACAACGCACGCCAAACATTGCAAAAGAATTCGAGAATATCGATTATCAAACCGATCGCGACGGTAATCCGAAGCCGCGGCTAGAAGACAAAGACAATCATACGATCGACGCTACTCGATATGCGTTTAACGAAGACATGTGGGCGAAACGTAAGTCGAATGTATCAAAAGAAACCCGCCAAATAATCAAGAGGATGTTTTAAGGAGAGTGAACAATGGATAAGGTAAATGAATTTGAGCACGGTATTGATTCAAATACGAAAGACGGCGTGAATATCAATTACGTTACTTTCCCGATTGAATCGAACCTACATTATCGCTTTTCGTCTGCGGAAGATTTGCTGGATGATTTAGACACATTGGCTGCAATGATTATGGATCATTATCAAAATCAAGTACCACGACTTGAAGTGCTAGACGAATATAGCAAGGCTCGTAACACGAATATTCTACGTAATCAACGACGGAAAGAAAAAGAGAAAGCCGATCATCGTGCTGCGCATAACTTTGGCAAGATTATTTATACATTCGATGTTGGTTATAATACAGGAAATCCAATCAAGGTTGAGATTGAAGACGAAACGAGTCAGCAGGCGATTGATGAGTTCAATACTAATAACGATATTGATGGCTTAAACAGCGAACTATGGTTAGACGTTGATAAATACGGTCGAGCCTACGAAATCCACTATCGCGATGAAGATGATGTAGATTACGTAGATTTATCTAATGTTTTTGAAACATTTGTTGTTTACGATCTGACAATGAAACGCAGGCCTATCTTAGCAATTAGATATCCAAAGGCACAGTTTAATAAAAATGCTGATAAGATGCGAATCATGCCCATTGTTTATACAGCGGATGAAACGATCTATTATCGAGAAACGAAACTAGATGCAATCAAGCTTGTTGAGGATCATCGCGAGTCGCATAGTCATAAGGAAGTTCCTGTCGTTGAATACTCAAGCAATCGTTTTAGGATGGGAATATATGAAGATGTTCTTTCTCAAATTGATTTATACGATTCGGCTCAGTCTGATACTGCTAATTACATGACGGACTTAAATGATGCTTTGTTAGTAATTAGCGGAGATATCGAAGCTGCAGGTCTATCAGCCGATGACGCTGCAAAAATGAAAGATGCAAACATGTTGCTGCTTGAATCAGGTGTCGATATTAACGGAAATAAAACTGCGGTGACTGCAGGATACATCTACAAGCAATACGATGTTCAAGGCGTGGAATCGCACAAGGATCGTGTCAAAAGCGACATCTATGAAACTGCTATGGTTCCAAACTTAACCGATGAAAAGTTTTCTGGTGTACAATCAGGCGAAGCGATGAAGTATAAGCTTTTCGGCTTTCAGCAAATGACCGCGACCAAACAGCGGCTTTTTAAAAAATCTTTGACACGTCGCTATCGGTTGTTGTTCAACTTAATGCAAGAAGTCAGTGAATTAACAAATGCTGATCTGAAAGGTTTGAAAATCAGCTTTACACCGAACTTACCAAAGGCGATCCTCGAAGAGTTGAAAGCACTAGTTGATTCTGGTGTGCAGTTCAGTCAAGAAACGTTACTTGGTCTGGCTTCTTTCGTTGAAAGTGTGCAGGACGAGATTAACAAAGTTAAAAAAGAAGAGCCGAAAAGAACGGTTCCAGACTACGACTTCACCGGAACTAATTATTTGCAGGAAACGAAAGATAAAGCTGGTGTTGAGTAATGAACTCAAAAGATTACTGGCGTCAACGTGAGGAGCAACACATTGCACAAATGATCAAAGGCGAGCGGCAAATGAAGAAAGATATTGCTGAACGGTTCCAGATTGCTATTGACAACATTAACAAAGAAATTGATGCGAACTGGTCGAGGTTTTCAGGAAAAGAAGGTGTGTCATTATCCGAAGCGAAAAAAGCTTCAATGGAAATGGACGTTAAAGCCTTCGCTAGAAAAGCCAAGCAATATGTAAAGGATAAGGACTTCTCAAAGACCGCTAACGGTGAGTTGAGGCTCTATAATGTCACAATGAGGGTCAATCGTTTAGAGTTGCTTAAATCGCAAGTTGGGCTTGAATTGATAGCCTTATCCGATGATTTAGACAAATACACCGCTGATTTATTAACTAAAGAAGGACTTGTCGAAGCAACAAGGCAAGCTGGCATTTTAGGTGAAACCATTTTCGATGGCTACAAAGATTTTGTAGAGGCTGTCGTGAATGGTTCTTTTCATTCTGCAACCTTTTCTCAACGTATTTGGGGCAATATGAATGCGTTCAAAGCTGATCTTGATAAATTATTAGTACAAACGATTACTCAAGGTAAAAACCCGCGAGACATGGCTAGAAAGCTACGGAATTTATTTGATTCTAGTAAGTACGAAGCTGAACGGTTGATGCGCACAGAATCGGCAAGGGTTCAGACTGAGATACAGAATCAAAGTTATAAAAAGTACGGCATCGATGAATACGAGTATATCGCAGAACCGACAGCATGTTCTATCTGTTTACCATTGAACGGAAAGATATTTAAGGTCAAAGATTTGTCTCCAGGTCAAAATGCCAGTCCGATGCATGCAAATTGTAGGTGTTCAACCGCGCCATATGTTGATCGCTTGGGAGTTGAGAAGTCATTTAAGGAAAGAGGGGTGTAAGATGGTTTACCAATCAAGATATCTTGATGAAAAGAGAAGAAATTACACTAGAATTCTTATAAATACACAGCTAAAGAATGGAAAAATAGTTATGAATTATTCGGACAATAGCAAAGTTATCACTACTAAAGAAAGAATAGAATTTTTTGATTCAAATGGTGATCTGAAATGTTGGTTTAACGACAAGGGAGAAGGTGAAATATATTAAAGATTTTAACGAAGTCATTTTAACCATCGAAGTTCAAAAAGGGCTGGGCAAAGCTTATAAAAAAGCCATTGAAACTGAAAATAGTACTCAATGGAAACAGAATCCAATCTACAACAGTAATAAAGAATTGATTAGTAATGAGTTAAAACCGGTGTGGAATGGCAATTATGCATCTGTAAATGTTGCAGAAGGAACTACTAAAGATCAATTAACCATTTCGATTATTTCGCACACACTGCCTAACCTTTTAGAAACTACTAGTTGGTATGAGCGGATGGGTGCGACTGTCATTTATAAAACGAACATTTAAGAAAGGGATGAACGTTATGCCATTAAGCATTAAAGGTAAAGAAATTGTTACTGGAAAAATTAATGGTGAGGTTATTAGTAGTAGACCATCGACTGTGAATGAAATACTACTTGAAGCCGCAATTGAATTTCTGCATGACATTGATTCCAAAGAGATCGAGACAATCCAAATTAATTCGACAAAATACGATGATCGTTCAAAAGGGATTTCAATCGAAATTACTTATCCACCAGAACTAACTGAGTTAGAAAAACAAGTAAAAGCGGTTTGGAAACAATTCAAAGATGATATCGAAGAATGAAACCGAAAAGGCAGATAGTGCCGGTCAGGTTGGTGATCCAAAATCTCGTTAGCCGCGTGAAGGCTAAAAATTGAGTAATTAAGTCTTAGCAAACGCTGAGGCTTTTTATTTTGTCTTCTTACTGCTTACAGACGCTAAAAGAGAAAGCTGTTCCGATTGATCGGCGTAACTGATCCAAATTATCGGGTAGCGGCGTAACCGTGGAGGAATAATCATGAAAAAACGTTTATTAATGCCTATGCAACTTCAATTCTTTTCTGAAAATCCAGATGGTGGCAATGATACACCGCCGGCGAAACAAACTACACCACCAGAGGATAAGCCGAAGGGAGAAGAAACTGGCAAAACATTTTCTCGTGACGAATTAGCAAAAATTGTGGCTGCCGAAACAAGCAAAGCTAAAGCGGCATGGGAAAAAGATTTTGAAGCAAAGCAAGAAGAAGCGAAGAAATTGGCGAAAATGAACGCTGAAGAAAAGCTGAAACATCAACTTGAGCAAAAAGAATCTGAGATCAATGAGTTGAAACGTCAACAGACTTTAAATGAGATGTCAAAAGAGGCATCTAAAATGCTCTCTGAGAACGAGTTGCCCTTTGATGATGATTTACTTTCCTTAGTGGTTAGCGACGATGCAGAAGCAACGAAGAAAGCTACAAACGCAATTATCGCTTTTGCTTCGAAAATCAAGAAACAAAATGCTCGTCAAACTACACCAGCGGATGGCGGAAAGTTCGAAGCGGATAAAAATGTGCAACTAGATTTAAGTTCAATGGCACAAAAAAATCGAATTATTAAAAATTAGGAGGAAACAAATATGGTACAAACATGGAATCCAGATAACGTAACAGTTTTAGAAACAAAAGAGGGTGTTATCCCTGATAAATACAACAAATTAATCATCAATGATGTGATGGAAAACTCTAAAGTAATGCAATTAGCAAAATATGAGCCGATGGAAGACAAGGAAAAGAAATTTGAGTATTTCGCAGAAGGTCCTGGCGCTTACTGGGTAGGTGAAGGCGAAAAGATTAAAACTTCTAAACCTAAATGGTTGCAAGCGACAATGGTTGCTAAGAAATTAGGCGTTATCATCCCAGTTTCTCGTGAGTATCTAACATACAAAATGTCTGATTTTTTTACAGTTATGCAACCTAAAATTGCGGAAGCTTTTTACAAAAAGTTTGATGCAGCGGCATTGTTAAACACTGACAATCCATTCCCACAATCTTTAGAAGAGTCTGTTGTATTAGCAAACAATGTTGTTGAGGGTGCGTTGACTTATGACAATATCTTAGCGTTAGAAGATTTGTTAGGCGAAAACGAATTTGAAGCAAACGCATTTATTTCTAACCGCAAGAACCGCACAGAATTACGTGGCGCGTCTCAAGTTGTCGGAAACACTACGGAATTTATCTATGATCGTGGAGCAAACACAATCGATGGTTTACCAGTCGTTGACTTAAAAGCATTAGAAAAAGGAAATCTATACGGTGGGGACTTCGATTATATGTTCTACGGTATTCCGTTTAATATCTCGTTTAAAATTTCGGAAGAAGCACAACTGTCAACATTAACGAATGAAGATGGAACACCAGTCAATTTGTTCGAACAAGAATTATTGGCTTTGCGTTGTACGATGGATGTAGGTTTCATGATCGTTAAAGACGAAGCTTTCGCGAAAATCAGCCCAAAAGCGTAACGCCTACTACCGGAATTGTTCCAAGCCAAAAAACTTGGACCGGTAAGGTAGGCGATACTAAGACGTTTACGATCACTACAGATCCAGCTGATGCTTCTGATTCTGCAACAGTAATTACAGCTACCACAGCAGCATCTAGTGATGAGTCAATCGTAACTATTGCTAAGATTAGCGATGGAACATTTGAAGGAACGATCGCTGGCGAAGGTTCAGCAACAATCAACTTTACATCAGGGTCGTTGACAACATCTATTGCTGTTACTGGTCAAGCAGCTGGATAGGCGGGGATCTTATGGCTGAAGCAATCGCAGAAGATGTTAAAAAGCTACTCTCTGGCACAATCGATGAAAAGCTTGAGATCATCGAACGGCGGACAAAAGAGCGTCTAGCGTCGTTGCTGAGCGTGTCCGAAATTCCTGCAGAGTTTGAGTATATATCGTACGAAGTGACTCTCAAAAGGTTCAATCGGATCGGACAGGAAGGTATGCAATCTTATTCGCAGGAAGGACTTTCGATGGTCTTTCCTGATTCTGATTTTTCAGAGTATCGTCGAGAGATTGATGAGTTCAAAGATCAGGAGAAAGGTCTGCTTGGCCCACGAAAAGGCAAGGTGAGGTTTTTATGAGATACACTGATGAAATTACTTTCGTCAAGGAATCATCTGAGTCTCACTATGATCCTGATCTTGGCGAGTGGATTGAAAATGAACCAAACAGAACAGATACGTTAGTGAACGTGACTGATTTAGGTACGGAACGCAGCATAAAGATATTCGGAGATATCCGGCAAGGGGCAAAAGTCATTCGGACGATGCCTCTTTTTGTTTTGCCGGAATTCGATTATATCGAGATTGGTGATAAGACCTATAAAGAAATTACTGTGAGAAACCCTAGCAGGCGAAATAGTTTGATAGTGCAGGAAGTGGTCAAAAATGAAAGCACATCTTGATTATCAAGGGATTGATCAATTAATGAAGCATCTTGACAGGGCAATATCGTTAGAAGACGTTAAACGAGTTGTGAAAACGAACGGTGCTGCTTTAACAAACGGTATGCAAAAAAGAGCTCAGTTTAAGGGACATTATGAAAATGGAAAGTTTGTTAGCCCGACTGGAGCAACGCGCCGATCAATCACAATGAGAATTCAAGAAGCTGGTTTCTCAGTTTTAGTCATGCCGATGACTGAATATAGCCCATATCTGGAATACGGGACACGCTTCATGGATGCGCAACCGTTTGTCCGGGCAGCTTTCAATTATCAAAAAATTATATTCAAAAAAGAAATGCGAGAGTTGGTGAGGTAGTTGATCAAAGAACCAGATCAGGAACTTTACGATGAAGTTTTTAAGGTTTGTCAGGGTTTGGGATATAACGTCTTTACTTATTTGCCACCAGACAAAACACCTTATCCGTTCGTTTATATTGGCGAATCTCAGGAATTACCGTTTTCTACCAAATCGATTTTGGTCGGAACGGTTCAGCTTTCCATTCATATCTACGGATTGCATACAAAACGTAAGCAGGTTTCAGATATGAAAGGAGCAATTATGTATGAGTTGCGTCAACTTAGACAGTCGAAGAACTTTAATTGGAAAATATTAAACAATAATACGCAGCCGCAAATGCTGCAAGATACAACAACGAATTCCGCTCTTTGGCACTGCGTCATTCCGCTAGAGATGCGATTTTATTAGGAGGGAAAAATATGGCTGTAATTCAAGGTAAGGATCGAATCCTACTAGTGCGTCGCTTAGACGAAGCTGGCTCGAAAGATGCTACAAAGCCGTTATATCAAATTGAACACGAGTGGGAATACTCACGCGACATCAAGTCAGAACAAACAAAAGATGGCAGTGTTCCAACTTCCGGTGGATTAGAGGTAACTCTATCACTAAAAGGTCTTGCTTCTTACGACGATGAGAACATTTACATGAAAAAGTCTGTAGAAGATGATGCCACAATGGAATTTTGGGACGTTGACTTAAAAGGGGAACAGCAAGAAGGAAAATATCCTGCAATTTATGGGCGTGGCAAAGTTGGTAAATGGAAATTGCCAGCGAACGTGGAAGATTTAGTTGAAATCGAAACAGAGGCAACGATCGAGGGGACTCCCAAAGAAGGCTTTGCTACAGTTTCCAAATCAACAATTGAAGAAGCTCAATATGCGTTTCAAGATACTACGAAAACAACTGCTGAAGGTTAGACGAGATGTCTAGCTTTCTTTTTTTAGGAGGAAATCATGAACTTTGATATTAATGGAAAAATTATCGATGTGAAATTTACTATCGGCGCTATTGAGGCTCTTGATCAGATGTACGAAGTTCATACTGGTGGGGCTTCTTTCGGTATGGGAATTAGTTCAGCGCTAGTTTATTTACAACAATGCAATCCAGTTGTTCTGCGAAATATCATTATGGCTTTGCAAGCAGACAATGTAAAAGTGGGTAAGTCAGAAATTGAAGCTTGGCTGATTACTCAAGATATTGAAAAACTATCGGGGGATTTGATTGCTGAGTTGGGAAAGCAGGATTTAACAAAAGCGATGATCAAAAAACTGAAAGCTCAAACTCGAAAAGCAGCGAACAAAAACTAAGGAAAAACAGTCGTGAATTCTACGAAGAATTAGCTTTAAACGCTTTTCGATTTCTTGGTTGTCATTCGTTTGAAGATGTTAACAAAATGACTATCAGAGAATATGAATTACGTATGCTTGCTTTCAATTTGTCACAAGTGGACGAGGAAATGAAACGACATCAGCAGGCCTTTTTAAATGATGCGGTACGCGCAAAAAATAAAAAAGGGGAGCCAATTTACAAACAATTCTCTGATTTCTACGACTACGAAGAAAGAATCAGTAATGTTCTAGAAGGTTCATCATTCGAGCAAGAAAAACTGAACGAAGAACGAAAAAAAGAACTAACACAAGTAGCTAAACGCCTTCGTGAATTCCGAGAAGGGAGGGGGACGATATAGCAGAATCATTTTCAGTTGAGGCTTATTTGAAAGCTACAGACAGCGGTTTTGTAAAAACATTTAAGGATGCTCAGTCTGCTGTCGAAACCTTCGAAAAAGATTCAAATAGTACGATGATGACTGTTGGCTCAACCATGCAGACAGCCGGAAAATCAATGACAAAACTTCTCACTGTCCCCATTCTAGGAGCCGGGATCGCGGCTGCAAAAATTGGTGGCGATTTTGAAGAACAAATGAGTCGAGTAAAGGCAATTTCTGGCGCAACTGGCAGTTCATTTGATCAGTTAAAACAACAAGCAATTGATTTAGGAGCTAAAACGGCCTTTAGCGCGAAAGAGTCAGCGGCAGGTATGGAAAATCTAGCTTCTGCTGGTTTCGACGCGAATGAGATCATGGCCGCTATGCCAGGCCTTTTGGACTTGGCCGCTGTTTCTGGCGGGGATGTTGCATTAGCATCCGAAAACGCTGCAACAGCTTTACGTGGATTTGGTTTAGATGCTGGACAAGCTGGGCATGTAGCCGATGTGTTCGCTCGAGCAGCTGCCGATACCAATGCGGAAGTTGCTGACATGGGAGAAGCGATGAAATATATCGCTCCAGTTGCAAACGCGATGGGTATTTCTTTAGAAGAGTCTGCCGCAGCAATCGGAATCATGTCGGATGCTGGTATAAAAGGTTCCCAAGCGGGTACTTCTCTACGTGGTGCATTGTCTCGATTAGCAAAACCTACCGATCCAATGATATCTAAAATGGAAGAATTAGGCTTGAGTTTTTACGACGCCGAAGGCAATATGAAATCATTAAAAGATCAAATTGGAATGTTGCAACAAGCCTTTAAAGGGCTAACGCCAGAACAACAGCAAAATGCTTTAGTAACGTTGTATGGTCAAGAATCCCTTTCAGGAATGATGGCTTTGATTGACAAGGGCCCAGATTCGTTAGGAAAATTGACGAACTCTTTGAAAGACTCAAATGGCGCAGCCGATGAGATGGCTCGAACGATGCAAGATAATATGAACTCCTCGATTGAACAAATGATGGGTGCGTTTGAATCTGCCGCAATTGTTATTCAAGGGATTATTGCTCCAGCTATTCGAGATGTTGCTGATACAATTGGTGGTTTAGTTGAAAAGTTCGTCAATGCACCGGAACCGATTCAAAAAATGGTATTAGTGATTGCTGGTTTAGTTGCGGCAATCGGGCCACTTCTTTTTATAGGCGGTTCAATGCTAGTGTGGTTCGCGAAGCTGAAAGTAGCAGTAGGGTTTTTATCCACTTCATTTCCAGCTTTGGGAGGCGTATTTACTGCGTTAACAGGGCCTGTTGGGATAATTATTGGAATCATAACTCTGTTAGTAGGCGCTTTTATATTGGCGTGGAATACGAGTGAAGGATTTCGAAATGCAGTTACAACTATTTGGGAATCAATCAAAAATACAATTTCATTTGCTGTTCAAACAGTCTCGAACACGATCACAAGAATTTTCGGATCGGTTGTGAATTGGTGGAAAGCAAACAATGAAGAAATTGCGGCTGCAGTAGATGCAATTTGGAATGGAAAAATCGGTCAATTTATTCGAAATGCTATGGGTGTTATTCAAGGCATCATTGTTGGAGTATGGACTGCGATTAAAGGTATAACTGAAGGGATTTGGACAGCAATTTCGGCAGTGATTGAAGGTGCTTTACGTGTAATCCAAGGTTTGATCAAGTTTATTCTCGGTGTACTTTCAGGTGATTGGTCGATGGCTTGGGAAGGAATGGTAGAGGCAGCTTCAGGGATTCTTTATGGATTAGGTGGTTTAGTGGTTGGTGCCCTTGAAGCGGTAATAGGAGTTGTGAAAGGCTTCTGGTCAACGTTTAAAAACGCAGGTTGGAATCTAGTTAAGATGATTGCCGATGGTATCTGGTCAGCCATTAGCTTACCAGCAAAAGCAATAGAAGCAGTTGTATCCAAAGTCCGACGATTCTTGCCGTTTTCTCCAGCAAAAGAAGGCCCATTAGACGATTTGGATCAATTGAATTTTGGTGGAACTATTTCAACTGGAATTTACTCTGGACAAAGTGAGATTAACAAAGCGATGGCATCAGTAATGGATATACCAGCGCTAAGTAATTTAAATGCAAGTCTGGGAGTGAAACACTCTGTTACTACAAAGAATGAAAATCGGGCAAATAAACAACCTGCAACATTCAATATCCGTTTAGGAAATCAAGTTTTCAAAGCTTTTGTTGATGATATCAGTCAAGCACAAGGCCAAGAAGTAGATATCAATTTATCATTTTAGAAGGAGGATGACGCGTGGAAGAATGGGAAAATCCAATGTATCAATTTAGAGACACAACGAAACGACCCGCTTACAAATCGTGGATTCCGACTTCTGCGATGATATACGGCGGTACAATGATTGAAAAAATTATTCCCAGCTACCAGACACTATTTGTTGAGGGCCGGGAAATGCTGTCACTTGATTTGGAATCCGAGAAGAAGAATGTAGGGGTTCATATATCAGCACAGCGATTACCTGAACGCTCATTGATAATACACTACAAACTAACAGAGTCTAATCCAGTTGAGTTTCAGCGAAGCTTCAAAAAGCTGATGCGAATTTTATACAAACAAGAAGATGTCGAGATTCATTTTAATGATGAACTCGACACTTTTTATTATGGCCGCTACTCTGCCGCAGAAAAGGTTCCGGGGAATACAGACAGCGTAGTATCTAGTTATACAATTACCTGTCCAGATCCGCGAAAGTATTCTAGACAATTTGAAACAGGCGGGGAAATTTTCGAGTATATTCCTTATGACTCTGTGCCGGATTCCATTAGTTTTACCGCTTCAAAGGATAACAGCGTCAAAGTAACGAATGGTCGGCAAACAATCAGTATTTCAAATGCGGCTCTAAAAAAAGGCGATCGTGTCGAGATGTTAATCCGCGAGGGGAAAATACTGATCAACGGAGAGAATAAAACAAGACTCCTTGATCTGACTAGCCCATTCAAAAGTTTTACTGTGCGAACAGGAGAAGTTATCAAAAGTGACAACGGGACTCCTTTGATTAAGTATCGAGGGGTGTGGTTGTAGTGGAAAGTTTCTATAAAGATGTCTTTTTCTTTGATGACAATCAAAAACTCATCAAAGTAGTAGGTGAAGAAAATTTATTCTCGAATATTCAAGAAATGGAAATCACACCAAACAAAGAAGAATTGATCAATGATAAGTTGTCAGTTAGTACAGAATTTGATGTTGAAATTAAAGATGCAGTTTATATGGCGGTTCGCGAAAGCGAGTCGTCTTTTTCTATGTACAAAATAGCCGGGATTGCTGATCCGGGTTCATTACTGATTTTTACGGGTGTCAACTTTGGCCCCGATGAACTAGAAGGCTACATCATCAATGATATTCGACCTGCGAATGAGTTCTTTCAAAAAACGATTCAACGAGTCATCGACTATACGTTAGGAGAGTGGCGCGTTGGTTACTTGGATTCAACTCTTCCTAAAGTATCAATGAATTTTTACTACTGCAGTGTTCGTGAAGCACTGAAAATGCTTCAAGCATTAGGTTGCGAAATACTATTTAAATGCAATCTTACTGGTGAAGGAATCACTGATAAGTGGATTGAAGTACATCGGCAAATCGGTGAGTACAGTAATGAACGATACGATTATGGCGATAATGCTTTAACAATTGAAAAAGAAGTCAACCGAAGCAATCTATTTACTTCTTTAATTGGGAGAGGTAAAGGAGAAGAAGTGGGTGACGGCTATGGCCGACGCATTGAGTTTGATCAAGTCTATTGGTCAAAGTCAAAAGGTGATCCTCTCAATAAGCCAACAGGTCAGATCAATTTGGAAATTCCTGAAATGACGGAAAAATACGGTATTCCTACAAAAAATGGAAAACGTCGCAAACGTGAGAAAGTCGTTATTTTTGAAGACTGCGCGGAACCGACGGAGTTGATTCAACTTACTTATCAGGAATTAGTAAATTGCTCAAGACCGCTTGTTCAATTCAAATCGACTATTTTTGGCGCAGATAAGTTGGGTAATACTATACGCATTCATCGAGAAGATCGCGGCTATCACTATGAAACACGAATTTTCAGCGTGAAGATTGACCGTTTAACCGGAAAAGTCGATACAGGATTAGGCGACAATTTGAATAATTCTGCAACTCGTCAAGCGTCTAATGTTCAGAACTCCTTGCAGACTCTGGATGACACTAAAATGACCTTTTATGAATCTACCGAAGTGTCCAAGTTTCAATCTGACATTATCCGAGGAGCAAAAGGCGGATCAATCATTATGATGAACCCTTCCGATACAGGAAAAGGAACTTCAAGGCAGCCATATCAGATGGTTTGGATGAATGGTGACTCGCTTGCTACTTCAAATCATTTTCTTGTAGCGAACTCTGAAGGGATAGGTTTCATTGATGGCAATTTCAACGAAGCGAATTTCAAGACTGCATGGACTATTGATGGGAACTTCAATGCAAATTATATCCAGTCTGGACGTATTAGGGCTGATATTTTTGAAACCTCATTTAATGCTGTTGGTGATCAGTTAAAGCTAGTAAAAGGTGCTTTGCAGGTCGTAAACAGCAATAAAAAGATAATGGAACTGACAAAAAAAGGGATGCAGTTTTGGAGTGGTAGCAAAGAAATTGGAACGATCGGAACAACGGACTCTGCCGGCAATCCATTTCCTGATGCTTCAACGCCAACACCAATTCCTGATAACGCACTGGTAATCCGAACTGAAGGCAGCGGGAAGTACATTTTAATATCACCAAATAAAGGCAAAGGATTTATCATGCTCGCAAACGGAACCACTATTCATAACGGTGATATGAATATTCAAGGCAAGTTGCGAGTGTTTGGTGATCTAGATGTTCAAGGCAAACTAACCATCAAAGGTCAGGAAGTGTTTCCTGGTCAGGGAGGGGCTACTGATCCGGGGGGGAACTGGAACGGAGAATACCCGCCGGGAGTCACTTCTCAAGCTGACAAGTTCGCTTGGGAGCTATGGGTGATACTTCTTTCGAAAGGCTACTCTAAAGCTGCAGCTGCAGGTATCTTGGGTAACGTTCAAGGCGAAGCCGGAGTTTCAATGAATCCTGACATCGCTCAAATTGGCGGACCTGCCTATGGAATTGTTCAATGGGATGGCTCGGCTTATCCGCTTGTTGGTTCTCCTACTTACGATGGCCGGACCTATGTCCAACGTTTAATGGCTGCAGCTGGTATCACAGAGGATTATCGAACAATGGCTGCTCAAGGTAAGTTGCTAGATTGGACGATGTACAACGGCCAGTGGTTAGGAATCGTTCAACCAACTACTCAAGCAGCATTCAAAGCAATTACTGATCCTTCTCAAGCAGCGTATGCATTTGAAAGAAACTATGAACGACCAGCAAATACACATCCTGAACGTCAAGGTTGGGCAGTAACTTGGTACAACAAGTTCAAGGATTTAGAAATTTCATCTGGTGGTGGAAGTATCTTGTCTACTGCCAAAAGTTTATTAGGTTATTTTCATTATTCTATGCCGTTGAGAACACAATTTGGTTCTGTTGAAAATCCTGACAGAAATGGTTATGCCGATTGTTCTTCGTTCGTTTGGCTGGTTTTAACAAAAGCTGGGTATCGTACACCACCAGGAGTTGGCTGGTACACAGGTTCAATGACAAGTGATGCACGTGGTGCTAGAAATTGGCTTACTGAGATTCCTCAAAGCCAAGGAAAAGCCGGAGACGTGTTGATTGTAAACCAAGGCGGCGGAGCTGGATCAAATGGACATACAGCGATTCTAGCTGAGGATTGGCACGGCTATACTACATCCATCATTGAGATGGGCGGAATGCAATCTGGCGGTGTCGGAGTAGGTCGCGTAGATCTGTCGTTTGGTTGGCTATTAAACGGTGGCGATGTATGTATTGCAAGAGCGAAGAAATAGAGGTGATTGCATGATAGATAGAAAAGGATTGAACCATTTAAAAAGTTTGATGAATCAGCCAGTTGGCAATCATCAATGTTATGCGCTTAGTGCGGAATACGCTGGTGTAATGATTGGACCAGATATGGGAGCTGGAACGAAGTATGAAATCAAGGTGAGACATGGAAATGTTTTTTCTGCTGCTGATATTGGTTCTGCTTACCAATGGCCGCTTTATCTTTGGTCAGTAATCGAAGAACCCAGCTACGGTCAACTAGTAGTCGGAGCGATTATTAATTGGAAGCGCGGAGCAAAGGTAGCTAATTGGTGCGCATCACAAGCCTTTGGGCACACAGGAGTAATCAGAGGGCTTGAAAATGATCGCGTTCAAACCTATGAACAAAACGCTGAATCAGGAGAGATTGTCGCTGAATACGATAGAGAGTTTTTTGACTCTGATCAAATCGCATCTATTTGTATCCCGCCTGATTTTGAGAGAGGAGTGATGAATATATGGCAAAATGGAACGTTTCACTAAGCACAACTGATAGCTTCAATTATGTTGGCATTATGACGGTTCGAAATGGTAACCGGAATTCGGAAGTCATGGAAGCTCTGATTACTGAGAATGGCAAGCCTTACGACCTGACAGGGTGTAAAGCTTACTTTGAATCAGTTTTGACTAATGACTCTGCGGTGCAACGATCAGCAAAAATCATCGATGCGAAGAACGGTAAAGTACAGTACACATTCGATGAGTATTCAATGCAAGCTATTCATAGGCAAACAGCGAACTTAGTCTTTTACAAAGGTGATGACTTGATTGCTACCACTCAAGACTTCACCTATTTTGTTGTTCGTGCTGTTTCGAAAACTGAGGCTGAAATGGGTAGTTACTGGCAAACGGTGGAAGATCTTATCGCAGACATGATGGAATACATCAATAGTGGGAAAGGTGATTTCGACCAGTGGATGAAAGATCGAAAAGACGAGTTCGAAAAATGGCGAGATGCTCAGCAAAACGACTATAATACATGGTTTGAATCGATTAAGAATATCCTTGCTCAAATTGATCCAGGAGGTACAATGCTTCTCGAATTGATGGATGCACGTGTCGATCTACAAGGAGTCCGGCATGAGTCAATTTCAAAACGTTTAATCGCAGACTTTAATTACTTATACCAAAAACTTAGATCATCGCTTTTTACAATTGAATACGGAGAAATTGAAATGGTCGATATACTGCAAGACGATCTGTTTTCAAAAAATCATGAGGTAGAGAAGATTGGAACTATTAATAATTCAATCGAAGAAGGTGCATTAGTAATCGCAACCGTTGATGATCCAGTGCAAAATGTTTTCACCTTTGAGAAAGTCGGGGTGATTTAATAATGGTCAAGTCGAAACGGATGATGGAAACGGATGAACACGGGGTGCAACGGCAGTTTATGCCAATCACTCATGCTTCAGCCGTTATCGGGCTTGAAAAAATTATCGCAGGAGAAGCTAAGGTTCTTTCTGTTAATGGAAAAATCGGAGCTGTGATGATCACCAAATCGGATTTAGGGTTAGAAAATGCTATTACGGAACTTCCCTATGCGAATGAAACCACAGATGGGATTCTTACTGCTGAAATGTATCAGAAGCTTTTGAACAGTGGCGAAGGTGACTATGTATTGCCAATTGCGGGGATAGACAAGCTTGGCGGTGTTAAGCTTGGGGATCTTTTAACTATTGACGAAACAGGGAAGCTGTCCGCCATAAAGCAAACGGACTACAACTTTACTCTTGAAATGAAGCAGAAGCTTGATTTTCTTCAAAATTATTCTGCAGGTCAAAATATCAACATCGATGCAGATGGAGTTATCAGTGCAGTGATTGAGCCCGGCCAAGAGTACAATCTGCCAACAGCATCGGCTGAAGAAAAAGGTGGCATTAAGATTGGTAATCGCTTGAGTATTGATGAAGATGGGACTCTAAGTGCTGATCCACAATTTAACTATACAGCCGGTGCAAATATCAGCATCAGTAACACTGGTGTGATTTCTGCTACTGGTGGTGGCGAAGGCGGCGGCGTTAATCAAGAATACGTAGATCAAAAAGCATCCGAAGCGTATACAAACGCGCAGGCATATACAGATTCTAAGATTCCATCACTGACGTTCGAAAAGGTAGGGGAGGTTTAAATAAATGACAGATATTGTAAAAGTGAAACAGGATGGGGCGCAGGTCTATCCTCAATCACATTGGGAGGCAATCGAAGGCAAACCCACATTACTCAAAGGAGATAAAGGTGATCCGGGAAACGCCGCCACAATAACAGTAGGAACCGTAACAAGTGGAACGACTGCTTCAGTTACCAATGCAGGTACGACTTCAGCTGCAAAATTCAACTTTGTTCTTCCAAAAGGTGACAAGGGTGATCCTGGAACAAATGCTACTACGACTGCTGTTGCGACAACTTCAACAAATGGACTGATGTCGGCTGCGGATAAGACTAAGTTAGACGGATTAAACAATATTACATTTGAGAAAGTAGGCGAAGTTTAATGGCAGATATTGTACAACTAAAAGAAGATGGAGTACCTAAATATCTTAAAACTCATGCCAATGCAATTGACGGTGTTGATGGAAAATTGGTTAAGGCAATCGGAAATGAAACTGTTCTTGGAATAAAGGATTTTCAAGACGGCGTAAAGTCAAAAGGGAATAATGTTCTTACTCATAAAGGGGTAGTTACTATAAAATATTCCAACGCAGATTTTCCAACTGAAATTACGAGTGGATATATTACCTTTGTGCGCTACGGCGATGTGGTTCAAGTAGTATTTAACTTCAAAACGCGAGCAGACAAAGATTTTGCAAAAGATCAATCGATCATTTGGGGGATCGCAGCAGACTTTCAAGCAGATACTTCGGAAGGTCAGTATTTTGGTTTGACTAATACTGGTGGAACTACAAGTTTGGTTAAAATCACTGCAAGCGGTGCGACTTTAACCGCGCATTCTACTCTAACAAAAGATACCTGGTACGCTGGAACAGTCACGTACTTAGCCAAAAATAAATTATAGGGGGAATAATCAATGAAACAAATATACAAAGTTCTTTATCCAATCGGTTTTGAAATTCATGAGGTAGCAGCTGATTTTCCTACAGCTTTGCCGTTCGTGGAGGTAAAACCGCTTGCAGGATTAAAAAATGATCAATCTCAATTCTTCAACTTTACTGAAAATAAATGGGAAGAAGCAGTCACACAAGATTATTCCAAGAAACTTGAATTATTGGAAAACCTTTCTGCTGGGCTTCAAGTCGATAATACTGCACTAAAAGAATCCAATGCAGCGCTAACTGCTAAAACGGAGTCGATGGCGCAATTGAATGCCAAGTTAATGTTGAATGATGTGGCAATCAATAAAGAAATTGAAACTATCAAAACGCAAATCGGAGGTGCTGCATAATGTTTAGTTATACTGACGTGAAGATGATGTTTGATTGGGGCTGCTTCACTACGAAGCAAGTAAGGGAGTTTGTTCCTACCTGCATTACTGAAGCACAATTTGAGCGAATTACTGGAGAAGCCTTTTAGGCTTATTTTTTTAGCCTCGTTTTCGGACGAGGCTTTTCATTTCTAAGGAAGGGTGGTACAAATTGGTGATTTTAGACAACGGAGTTTTACTACATGAATTTAAGAATTTGTTGAGTAATGGATATTTACAGGTTTTTGTATGGCTTGTTTTTGGGGATATCGTAACTGGATTATGCAAAGGTTTTTTTGTCAAAGAAGGGAATAGTACGAAAGGATTACTAGGAATTGTTAAGCATCTATTAGTTATTTGTTTAGTAATTGTTGCTTATCCATATTTAAAAATAATGGGATTTGAAGCAATTGCGACAAGCTTTGTATTCTTCTACATTGCAGTTTATGGTATTTCAATTGTTGAAAACTTAGGGCAACTAGGCGTGCCTTTTCCTGATTGGATAAAAGATAGATTTTCTAAACTGAAAGATACGTCTGAAAAGGAGGAAAAATAAAATTGGATATGAAAAAAGCGAAGGAACTTTACGAAAAATCAGATGATAAAAATGTTGGTCTGCAACCTCAACCAAAAGAAATCGAAAACATTAAAGAAGAAAAAGAGGAGAAAAAATAATGGCTATTAATATCGAAAAAGGATTAGCCGTCGTTCAAAAATTTGTAAATAATTGCTACTACAGCATGTATGGTTCTCGTTATTACACAGATGGCACGTGCGATTGTTCAGGCTCTGTCTATCGTATTTTACGAGAATCAGGCGGATTTAACTATGGATATATTCCTAGTACTGAAACATTGCATGATTATCTCATAAAACTAGGGTATGAAAAAATAGCTGAAAATACAGATTTCCCAATGCAACGTGGAGACGTAATTATTTGGGGTAAGAAGGGTTATTCAGCTGGTGCCGGGGGTCATACTGGTGTAGCGCTAGATAATCAAAATTGGATTGAATGTACTGGTTGGAAAATGACTACCATTATTGCTAATCATGATCAACGATGGGTAATGGCCGGATGTCCTTATTTTTATGCTTATCGGTTGAAGAATCAGGGCGGAAATACGCCAAAACCTAACCCTACACCAACACCACAACCATCAGGAAACAAGAGCGGTATTGCGATTGATAATGTGTCCAAAGATCAAGCGGTTAAAATGGTTCAGCGTATTCAAACAAAATATGCTTGGACTTTATTGCGCGATCAAGTAAAACGAGTGTTGCAGCCGAACAAGGTTTATACTTTAGTAATCTCGTGTGATTCTAAGTGGAAGTACGAGAACGCTGTAAATCGTTTGAAGCAGGAACTTAAGACATACTATCCTGGATACATGCAACAGAACATTGCGATTGTTGATGGAGATAAACCTATCATTAAAATTGAGGCTAGGAATCTCAACGACGCACAAAGTAAAAAGATGGAAGATCATATGCGTAACTTCCTGAAAGATGTATTGTTGGATAAACAAACGTATGCCGAAGCGAATTCTTACGGAACTTGGGATGTTCGCATCAAAGGTGAAGGATTCAACGATCATGATGCGCCGATTGTATTGAAAGAAATTCAAGAGATGGGCAAGGCGAAGGATGTAGGAATTAATCCGGCACACATTAAAGGGTTTAAGTATTAG